CACACCATTTGACATCAGCTGGAGTGACAAACCCACAGACAACGAAATTGACATTGTCAAGAAACAGTTAAAACAGTGGGTCAAGCTGAACAAGCTGGACCAGCGTATCTTTAAATTGTTTCGCAACACCATCAAGTACGGTGATCAAGTGTTTGTGCGTGACCCAGAAACATTTGAAATGATGTGGGTGGACATGAGCAAGGTTGCACGTATCATTGTGAACGAAAGCGAAGGCAAGCGTCCCGAGCAGTATGTGATTCGTGACATCAACCCCAATTTCCAAAACATGACTGTGGCAGCAAAAACCACCACAGACTACATGACCAACCCTGTGACCGGCAGCATCAGCGGCAGTGCAAACTACACCATGCCCAACGGTGGCACAGGTGGCGGCGTGGGCAACAGCCGTTTCATGACAGCCATGAACGAAACTTGCTTGGATGCCAAGCACGTGGTGCACATGAGCCTAAACGAAGGACTGGACGTATTTTGGCCTTTTGGACGCAGTGTGCTGGAACAGATCTACAAGGTATTCAAGCAAAAAGAACTGCTGGAAGACAGTATTCTTATCTATCGTGTGAGCCGTGCTCCTGAACGACGAATCTTCAAGATTGACGTGGGCAGCATGCCCAGCCACTTGGCCATGCAGTTTGTGGAACGTGTAAAAAACGAAATGCATCAGCGACGAATCCCCACTGTCACAGGCGGCGGACAAAACATGATGGATGCCAGCTACAACCCGCTCAGCATCAACGAAGATTACTTTTTCCCCCAGACTCAAGACGGTCGCGGCAGCAGTGTAGAAACCTTGCCAGGCGGACAAAATCTGGGCGAAATCGACGACTTGAAGTATTTCAACAACAAAATGGCTCGTGGTCTGCGTGTGCCATCTAGCTATTTGCCCACAGGTCCTGATGATTCAGACCGCAGCATGGCCGACGGCAAAGTGGGCACTGCACTGATTCAAGAGTATCGTTTCAACCAGTACTGTGAGCGCCTGCAAGGACACATAGCACAAAAGCTAGACGATGAATTCAAGATGTTCATGAAATGGCGTGGTTTCAACATTGATTCCAGTTTGTTCACGCTAAAATTCAATCCGCCACAGAACTTTGCTAGCTATCGTCAAGCCGAACTGGATACCACACGTATTGGAGCATTTACAAGCCTGGAACAACTGCCCTACATGAGCAAACGATTCTTGCTCAAACGCTATCTTGGCCTCACAGAAGACGAAATCAAAGAAAACGAAGAAATGTGGCAAGAAGAACGCGATCAACCAGAGATGCAGACCAACTCTGGACAGGATCTTCGCAGTGTGGGTATCACACCTGGCGGGCTCGAAAGTGACATTGAAACAGGTGCTGACATGGCCGGCATGGAACCGGGCACACCGGGCACACCCGGAGTTGATGCGGCCGCTGCGCCAGGAGGCCCCGGCGGCGTAGTCCCAGCCAGTGCCACAGGTGCTACACCAACAGCATAAATAACGTCATGCTGCTACAAGAATTCTGGAAAAAAGCACCCGAAGCTTATCAAGACGTAAGTCAAGACAATGCACAAGTTACCAAAAACGACTTGCGCAAAACTCGCTTGACTTTGCGACAGCTCAACAAGCTACGAAAGATGAATGATGTGCGATCTTTTGAATACAAAGAGAAGCTCAAGAAAATTCGTCAACAGTACGCACCACCACCACAACCTATTGCGTAATTTTGATCATAATTGGCAATTTATGGCCTTTTTAGCCGATTAAACCGCGTATTTTTCTCTCGCATTGTAAATAACAATACACTTTACTTACAGGAGTTTTCTCTATGAACAGATTTGAACAGTTGATCGAATACGTGATCAATGATGAAGAACAAAAAGCTCGCGAGCTTTTCCACGACATCGTGGTTGAAAAAAGCCGCCAGATTTATGAAAATATCATGGCCGAAGAAGAGATTGATGAAGCTGCCGCCGAAGACCTCGACGAAGCAGCTGAAGACGAACTCGAAGAAGGCGCCATGGGCGGCGATGCTGCTGACAGCCTGATCGACGATGTCGAAATGGAAGAAGAAAGCGACATGAACATGGAAGCCGAAGGCGACGATGAAATGGGCGACGATGATGGCATGGGCGACGACATGGGCGACGGCGACGCAGCCGACATGGGAGACGACATGGGCGGCAGCGACGAAGCAGCTACCAAAGACGACATCATGAATTTAGAAGACAAATTGGACCAGTTGATGGCCGAATTTGAAGAATTAATGTCTGGCGATGCAGGCGGCAACGACATGGGCGACGGCGACGATTTTGTCCCAGACGCAGGTGGTGACGCAATTGCTGTGGATGACACAGAAGAAATGATTCCAATGGCAGAAGCTGTTAGTCTCAAAGCTGCACCAAAACCAGTCACAGCTGAAGAAGGCGGTGTAAACAAGAAGTCTACAGTTGCTGCCAATAGTGGCGCTGCTGGTATGGCTGCCAAGCCAGTGCACACTGGAACAGCAATGGGCGGCAAGCATGATGCTGCTGGCGCTTACAGCAATCAGACCAAAGACCTTATCGGTGACTTCCAGAACAAAGCTGGCGCTGGTATGAAAGATCTCAAGCCTGCTACCAAGCCACATTTAGCTCAAGCTACTGGTGTTAACGCCAAGAGCCCGCTACCAGGCGGCCGTAAAGGTTAATTAAATGTCATCTAGATACCTAAGAGAAGATCTTACATTCAGCCAGGCCAATATACAGGTCCTGGAAGAAGCCGACATTAACGGCAGTAAGAATCTCTATCTCAAAGGCATTTGCATTGAAGGCGACAAGCGCAACGCAAATGAACGTATCTATCCACGCCACGAAATCATCAAAGCAGTAGAAACCATCAATGAACAAATTCGTGGTGGTAACTCTGTGCTAGGTGAAGTGGACCATCCCGATGATCTCAAGATCAATCTTGATCGAGTGTGTCACTCAGTTGAAGGAATGTGGATGGACGGTCATGCAGGCTGCGGCAAGCTAAAAATTCTCCCAACCCCAATGGGCAACTTGATCAAAACTTTGTTGCAAAGTGGTGTCAAGCTGGGAGTTAGCAGTCGTGGTTCCGGCAATGTAGACGACAGAACAGGACATGTTAGTGACTTTGAAATAGTCACTATTGATGTAGTTGCTCAACCCAGCGCACCAAATGCTTATCCCACAGCAGTGTACGAAGGTCTCATGAACATGAGACATGGTCACCGCGTGATGGAAATGGCTCGCGAAGCTGGTCAAGGCGACAAAGTGCAGAAGTACTTGGCCGAGGAAGTAAAGCGCCTTATCCGAGAACTTAAAATCTAAGGAGAATCAGGAATGTTTGATGCAATCAAACCTTTGCTCGACAGCGGCCTGATCAACGAAGACGTAAGCCGAGAATTAAACGAGGCTTGGGAATCTAAGTTGAATGAAGCCCGCGAGCAAGTACGTGCAGAACTCCGCGAGGAATTTGCGCAACGCTACGAACATGACAAAACAGTCATGGTCGAAGCCTTAGATAAGATGGTAACTGATGGTCTTGCCAATGAGATTCAACAAGTTGCAGCTGAGAAGCGTGCAATTGCTGAAGATCGTGTTAAGTTCCAAGGCAAAATGAAAGAATCAGCACAGAAGTTCAATGGCTTCATGGTTCAGAAATTGGCTGAAGAAATTAGCGAACTGCGCAAAGATCGTAAAATGCATACTGAAGGACTCAACAAGCTTGAGAACTTTGTGGTGCATGCTCTGGCTCGAGAAATTCAAGAGTTTGCTGCTGACAAGCGCGACATGGTGGAAACCAAGGTTCGTTTGGTTCGTGAAGCACGCACACAATTGGAAGGTCTCAAAGCACGTTTTGTAAAAGAAAGTGCTCAAAAGATGAGCCGAGCCGTTAGCCACCACCTTAAGGCAGAACTAACACAATTGCAAGAAGACATCAAGGCTGCTCGAGAGAACAGTTTTGGTCGTCGTATCTTTGAAGCATATGCAGCTGAATTTGGAGCTACTCATCTCAATGAGAAAGCCGAAGTCAAGAAGTTGTACAATATGCTGACCGACAAAGATCGCAAGTTGGCGGAAGCCATTCAACTCACCCAAAAGGCGAAAGTCTTGGTTGAGTCCAAAGAACGCGAAATGCGTATTCTTCGTGACAGCAATGAGCGTAAAGAACTCATGGCCGAATTGCTGAATCCCTTAAACCGGGAAAAAGCCGATGTAATGCGTAATTTGCTCGAAAGCGTACAAACAGCTCGTCTGAAAAACGCATTCGAAAAATATCTCCCTGCAGTGATGGAAGACCGTTCCGCAAGAACCCAAAAGGTAATTGTTGAATCTGTTTCGTCAGTGACTGGAGATAAAACTGTTCCAACACAGCAAGATCCGGATGACCGCAGAAATGTGATCGACCTCAAGCGTTTGGCAGGTTTATAATCTTTTTATATAGGAGACTTAAATGTCGCAAGAACTACTTGAAAGCCGCTGGGGCGAGACCAAAGAAGCTCTGCTTGAAGGTCTGAACGGCACCAAGCGCAACAGCATGGGTGTTATTTTAGAAAATACCCGTAAGTACTTGAAGGAAAACGCTTCCGCAGGTTCTACATCTGCTGGCAACATTGCCACACTTAACCGTGTGATTCTGCCAGTGATCCGTCGTGTTATGCCAACCGTTATTGCTAACGAGTTGGTTGGCGTTCAGCCCATGACTGGCCCAGTTGGTCAAATCCACACTCTGCGTGTGCGTTATGCCCAAAGCTTGACTGATAACTCATTGGCAGCAACCAGCGTAACAGCTGGCCAAGAAGCCTTGAGCCCATTCACAATTGCTACTGCTTACTCTACTGTGCCTAAAGACACAACTACAGCAACTAGCTACACTGGCGGTTCTACTGCTAGTATGGAAGGTAACGGCGGTAAGCAAATTTCCGTCCAGATCCTGAAGCAAGCTGTTGAAGCCAAGACACGTAAGTTGCAAGCACGTTGGACATTTGAAAGTGCCCAAGATGCTCAAGCAATGCACGGTATTGACGTTGAAGCCGAAATCATGGCTGCTCTGGCACAAGAAATTACAGCTGAAATTGACCAGGAGATTCTCCTGTCCCTACGCAGCTTGGCTTCTACTGAGTTCACATACAACCAGGCTACTGTTTCTGGTACTGCTACATTCGTTGGTGACGAGCACGCTGCTTTGGCTGTTCTGATCAACCGTGTTGCTAACTTGATCGCTCAGCGTACACGTCGTGGCGCTGGTAACTACGCTGTTGTTAGCTCTGCCGCTTTGACAGTGTTGCAATCTGCAACTACTAGTGCTTTTGCTCGTACCACAGAAGGTACTTTCGAAGCTCCTACAAACACCAAGTTTGCTGGTACCCTCAACGGTTCTATGCGTGTGTTTGTTGACTCTTATGCTAGCGACACAACTCCTGTGTTGGTTGGTTATAAGGGTTCTTCAGAAGCTGACGCTCCTGCATTCTACTGCCCATACATCCCATTGATGAGCAGCGGTGTTGTTCTGGATCCGTCAACATTTGAACCAGTTGTGAGCTTCATGACTCGCTATGGTTACATCGAATTGACCAACACTGCTAGCAGCTTCGGCAACGCTGGCGACTACGTTGGTGAGATCGCTGTACAGAACTTGTCTTTCAGCTAATCACTGCAAGGCTTTTCACAAGCAACCAAAAAAGCACTTTCGGGTGCTTTTTTGTTGGCCGTAAAAAATCCGCACATTCTGACAAGTCAATTCAGGAGTGGCGCGGATTAAGTAATATAGTTTAACGACTTTGCTTTTTATAGTATCTTGTATTGGATACAGGTGTATTGTACTATATTACACCTTGAACCACGATAGATATTGGCTAACTTTTTTAACAACGCTGGTCCAATCTCCGTAATCAGATTGTCTAAACAGTCGTGCTGTGGAGTACCAAGGGGAACTGTCGCGATCCAACAACCATCGCCAATCAGTACTGTAGCGTTGGATCATCAACCACAGCGGCCTGCCCAGTGCACCAGACAAGTGAGCCACAGCAGTGTCCACACTGACCACAACGTCCATGTGCATGATCAGTGCAGCAGTTTCTGCAAAGCTTGACACACAACCAGGAAACATTTTGACACCCAACTGTTGAAGTTCAGCAGTTTCTTCTTCAGTGGCATCACACTGTAGATTGATCCATTCGTATTGCGGGTTGTCTTTCAACATGCGAACAACATCATCAAACTGCATGGCTTTGTGTTGATTGAGCCATGAGTCTCGACGTCCGCTCCAGCACAGACCTACTCTCATGCGTGTTTTTGGACCCAGACGTTCTTGCCACTGTTGAACCAGTGCAGGATCAGCATTGAGATAACTCACAGGTTTTGCCAGTATATCTAGTGTGATGCCCAACACACCGGGTATGCTCATGATAGGAACCCAATAATCAAACTCGCCCATGTCGTCGGTATATCTACCTACTTGGTGTATGATATTGCTGCGACTCAGCAGCGGAATCAAACCGTCAGTGACTTGTAGTTTGACTTTTGCACCCATTTGATGCAAGTTCCACAAAAATCTCACAAACTGAATGTTGTCCCCGTGTCCTTGTTCGCCTACCACAAGAATGGTTTTGTCTCGTAGATCTTGACCGCGCCAACGTGGCTGCTGATACTTGGGTTCTGTGCCAGCAAGATGCTCGTAGTTCCATCTAGCTTCGTATGCTGGCCAACCGCGACTGTAGTCGCCTTGCAGCAGATAGGCCACTGCCAAATTGAATTGTGCAGTGACATTGTTGGGTTCCAACACCAATGCATGTTGCAAAAACGGTACAGATCTAGCAGGATAACCCATTTCTCTGGTTACATTGCCGTAGTTGTTCCAGGCCGCTGCCGATTCTGGATCTTGCACAAACGCCAATGCATAGCATTTGAGTGCTTCGTGATATTGGCGATCGGTGCGATGTTGATTGCCTTGTTCAATTAAAAATTCTGTTTCCATACTGATATTTAATGCGTGCT